AAAACTACAAAAATCAGCAGATAGTTTAAAAGTTCTCTTTGATGCTTATAGACATTCATCAAATGATATTAGAGTTATGTATAGATTACTTAGAAATGATACTCCAGATTCACAACAATTGTACGAATTCTTCCCAGGATATGATAATCTTGACGAAAATGGAAAAGTAATTAATTCTTCAAAAAATAATGGAAGATCTGATAGATTTGTTCAAGCATCAAATACTTTAAATGATTTTGGTAATTATGAATTTACTGGAAAAAATATAACTCCATTTAATGGATTCCAAATTAAAATTATTATGACTGGAACAAATCAATCCTATGTTCCACTTATTAGAGACCTACGAGCAATTGCATCAATATGATACCAGTAGAAGGACATAAAGGATTGTATCGTGATGAAAAATCAAATGCAATCGTAAATTGTAATGACTATGAATATCAAGAATATTTAAGAGCTAAAAATTCATCATTAGATGAAAAAGGTGAGATTGAAAATTTAAAAACTGAATTGTCTGAGATAAAATCATTACTCACAAAACTACTAGAAAACAAAACCTAAATACATTAGGAAAGATTTTATCTAGTTATCATAATGGCAATATATGTAGCTAATATAACAATTCCAGGAGGTGCTGATTTTAATCAGACATTTTTTCTTGAATCTGTAGCAAATACTCCATTGGATTTGACTGGATATAGTGGATATGCAAAATTGAAAAAATCACCAGCATCATTAAATACTTCTGCTGTTTTTACAGTTTCTTTCCCCAGTAGAACTGCTGGAAAAGTTAAAATTTCTTTGGGTTCATCTATTACATCATCATTAAGACCAGGAAGATATTGTTATGATGTGTTATTAGATAGTGGAACAACAAAATCAAGAGTTGTTGAGGGGAGTGCATTAATTACTGCTGGAATTACCACTGCATAAAAAATTATGTCAGATATTAGAGTAAGAACTAATTCAGACAATTTAATAAAAGTAAGACTTGGTGCTGATAATGCAAACAGGGTAATTTCTGCTGTGCCAACGACAAAACTTTCAAATTTAGATGATATTAATACATCAGGTGGATTACCAAATAATTCAGTACTTGTTTACAATTCATCAACACAACAGTGGAGTCCATACCCATACATTGATGGAGGTACATACTGATAAATAATTAGAGTATTCATTTAAATAATGTCTCAACCATCAAGTCGTCAGGGATTAATTGATTACTGTTTGCGAAAACTTGGATATCCTGTTCTGGAAATTAACGTCGATGACGACCAAATTGATGATTTGGTTGATGATGCTATTCAATATTTTAACGAAAGACATTATGATGGTGCAGCAAGAGTATATTTAAAGCACAAACTTCTCCCCGATGAGAAAACTACAGTAAGAACAGGTATCACAAGTTCAACTGGTAATTCTTCTGTTGGAATTACAACGGTTGCTTATGAAGAAACAAATAATTTTATTCAACTTCCAGATACAATTATTGGAGTAAATAACGTATTTAAATCAGATGCAAATACTATATCGTCTGGTATGTTTAATATCAAATATCAAATATTTTTGAATGATTTATATTACTATGGTGCTTTGGATTTATTAAATTATGCGATGGTAAAAACACATTTGGAAGATATTAGTAGATTAATAACTCCAGATGTTCAATTGAGATTTAATAAAAAGCAACACAGACTATATTTGGATATAGATTGGGCAATGGTAAATGAAAATAGTTATATTATTGTTGATTGTATTCGAATTGTAGATCCATCAGATTTTTCTGCCGTATATAATGATTGGTGGTTAAAAAGATATTTGACAGCAATTATTAAAAGACAATGGGGACAGAATTTAATTAAGTTTAATGGAGTTCAACTTCCTGGTGGAATTACGATGAATGGTGAAAGAATATTAAATGATGCGATTAGAGAAATTGAAGAACTTGAAAGAGAACTCAAGACTGAATACGAATTACCTCCAATGGATATGATAGGATAATGTCTCCACTAAATCCCTATTTTTTACAAGGTGCTTCAAGCGAACAAAGACTCGTTCAAGATTTAATTAACGAACAATTGAAAATGTACGGGCAAGATGTTGTTTATATGCCCAGACAGTTGATTAATGAAAAAACTATCATCAAAGAAGTTTTAGTATCAAAATTTGATGATAGTTTTAGAATTGAAGCATATATTTCAAATTTTAATGGATTTGGAGGACAAGGAGATATTTTATCAAAATTTGGAGTAAAGACAAGTGATGAACTAACTCTTATCATTTCAAAAGAAAGGTATGAAGATTTTATATCTCCATTCTTGTTGGATGACCCAGATATCAAAGTTGCAACAAGACCACAAGAAGGAGATTTGATTTATCTTCCAATTGATAATGGTCTTTTTGAAATTAAATATGTCGAAGGAAAAGTTCCATTTTATCAATTAAACAATCTTTATGTTTATGAACTGAGATGTGAAATCTTTAGATACGAAGATGAACTTATTGATACTAGTATTGACGAAGTTGATAGATCAGTTCAGGATTTTGGTTATATTCAAACCATTAATATGGTTAAAGATACTGCGACTAGAGCAACTGCTACGGTTTCTATTGCTTCCACTTTAAATAAATCAGTTCAGTATATTGATTTGATTAACGATGGAACTGGTTATCTATCTACACCAACAATTAAAATCACAAAGGCACCAGCAGGTGGAATAAATGCAACAGCAGTTGCTATTATGACTAGCAAAACAGGAAGAACTGGAGATTCGATTAGTAGAATTCTTGTAGTCAATCCTGGTGCTGGTTATACCCAAATACCATCAGTTACAATTGTAGGCCAATCTGGTTCTGGTGGAATTGCTACTGCTGTTCTTGCTTCTAGAACTTTGGGTATTGTGACTATTACTTCTGGTGGAAGTCAATACTCATCTGCTCCTGTTGTTTCTATATCTACTGCTCCTGCTGGTGGAGTAAATGCAACAGCAGAAGCAGTCCTAACAATTACTGGAATCGTAACAGCAATTCGTTACACCAATGCTGGTGCTGGATATACTGTCAGACCAACAATTACACTTACAAGTCCCATTGGAATATCTACTGGTGACTTTGAGTTTAATGAATCGGTTAGAGGTGTTTCTACTGGAACTACTGGATATGTAAAAGATTGGGATGCGGATACTAGAGTACTTAAAGTTTCTATAGTTGGTGGAAACTTTGCTAATGGTGAATTGATAGTTGGTGCGGCAGCAACACATAAAGTATATTCAATTAATACATTTGATGAATACGACCCTTATTCTGAAAATATTCAAATTGAAGATGAAGCAGATGGTATACTTGACTTCTCACAAAAGAATCCTTTTGGTGTTTACTAAATAATTAATAAACTCTATTGTTATGTTAGGAACTTATAGTTACAATGAAATAATCAGAAAAACCATCATTGCTTTTGGTACACTTTTTAATGAAGTGTACATTAAGCACGAGGAGCAGGATGGTACTGATTATAGTTTTATGAAAGTTCCGATTGCTTATGGTCCAATTCAAAAGTTTTTAGCAAGAGTAGAACAAAAACCAGATTTGAGAAAAAGAGTTGCGATGACTCTTCCTCGAATGTCTTTTGAGATGACAAGTTTGAAATATGATAGCAGCAGAAAAGTTTCTGCTATGCAAACATTTAAGGCGATAAAAACTACTGATAGAACAGAACAAGTTAAAGTTTTTATGCCTGTTCCTTATAATATTGGATTCCAACTTAGCATTATGACTAAGTTAAATGATGATATGCTTCAAATTGTGGAGCAAATTCTTCCAGCATTTCAACCAAACTTTACATTAACAATTAATTTGATTTCATCAATAGGTGAAAAGAAAGATGTTCCTGTAGTTCTAGAAGGGATTGGTATGGAAGATAATTATGAAGGTAATTATACAGAAAGAAGAGCTTTGGTATATACTTTAAACTTTACAGCAAAAACTTATCTATTTGGTGCAATTGCTGATAGCACAGATGGACTAATCAAAAAAGTCCAAGTTGATTATTATGCAAATACAGAGACTAAGAATGCGTCAAGACAATTGAGATATACTGCTACTCCAAGAGCAATTAAGGATTATAATAATGATAACACAACAACACTTGCTCAAAATATTGATGATAAAGTAACTGTATTTAATGTTTCAAGTGCTGTATCATTAGTTGATGATTCTTATATTATGATTGGTAATGAGGAAATGTATATTAAAAATATTTCTGGAAATATTTTAACTGTATTAAGAGGACAAGACGGTACATCAATCACATCTCATACTGAAGGTGACTCAATTGATGCGATTACAACAGCAGATAATGAATTAGTTGAAATGGACGATGATTTTGGATTTAGTGAATCTCGTTTTGATTTTGGTGATGGTAAAGTTTATAGTACAACAAAGGGGATTGATGTATCATTATGAAAAGTAAATTT